GGAGGCGATAGAGATGGCTGAACCAGTGTTTTCGTCTGTTGCGCTAAAAGAGGTTATGCGCAGGCAAGGGGTCACAAACGCAGACATGAGCAAAAGAATGAATGTCACACCGCAGACAATGTATGAGCGGCTGGCAAAAGACAATATGAAGGTAAACAATTTTTGCGAGATGGCACGAGTGCTTGGTATGAAGGTTGTGCTTGTGCCGAACGACAAGCCTGTGCGGACTGGGGAGTTTGAGATAAAATGAAGTACGCCTACATTCGAGTATCTACGAAAGACCAAAACCTTGACCGGCAGTGGGAGGCTATCAGGGGGTTGGACACGGATGAAGTATTCGCTGATAAGCAGAGCGGGAAAGATTTTGACAGACCTGAATATCAAAAAATGCTCGAAAAATTAAAAAGGGACGATCTACTCTATGTAAAGAGCATAGACCGTCTTGGCAGGAACTACGATGAAATTTTGGAACAGTGGCGGGTACTGACGAAGGAGAAGGGGATAGACATTGTAGTGCTTGATATGCCCTTGTTGGACACCCGCCGGGGCAAAGACCTGCTTGGAACCTTTTTGAGTGACATTGTGCTGCAAGTTCTATCCTTTGTGGCAGAGAATGAGAGGGTCAACATCAAGCAGCGGCAGAAGGAAGGGATAGCGGCAGCAAAGGCGAAGGGGGTGAAGTTCGGCAGGCCGGAGAAAGATGTGGAGTGCGTTTTGCTGGAAGGAGAAACGGTCAGGGCGGCTTGTCGGCGGCTTGGAGTAAGTAAGACCTATTGGTATGAGCAAAAAAAGAAGATCGACTTGCCCTCTGCTAAAAGTACAAGTCGATCTGTGAGTCAAACACCAAAGGATGGTGCTGATACGGAGATTGTATCATGTGCCTCCTGAGATTGCAAGGGGGCCCAAAACTTCGAAACGGTAAAAAGGAGCGAAACAATGAACAACTTCAAGGTCATATATCGGATATTGAGGTACTTGGAAGCGGCACTTGACTGTGAGGAGTTTGATGTTGAGACGATCAGCCCGTTTCGACTGGGTGTGACCCGTGAGCGTTGGGAACAGATTTTGATTATGATGCAGGACAGCGGGTACATTAAGGGAATTGTTGTGACGAAGAACCTGGGAGATATGAAGCGGCATATTACGGAGCCGATTTGCCCAGAGATCACGATTATTGGATTGGAGTATCTGGAAGAAAACAGGTTTATGCGTAAGGCGGCCAATATGCTGAAGGGCGCAGTGGATGTTGTAAAGTGAAAAATCCTGTGTAAAACAAAAAGGGTGATAAAGATGGACTGGATCAAATGCACTGATAGGATGCCGCCGGATATGGAGCCGGTGATGGTGACGCTGATGTTTAGTGACGCTGATGGAAAGTTCGTGTGGGCGGATGCCCGATACAACGGCGTGAAATGGGAATATCTATCAAATAGCTGGGATAACGTGTGGAGCGACGTAGATGGGGAGGTAACTCACTGGATGCCGTACCCAGAACCGGCGGAAGATTGAATAATTGTAGTGCCAAGTGCCTCTCCAGATGGAGCGAACAGTGCCAAGTGCCTTTTATCTTACGGGATAGGAGGCACTTTTTTCGTGGAAATTCGAGAGTTAGTAGTGAGGGCATTTCAGAGAGATTTGTCCGACCCGTCTGCGCTATCTGATGCGTTTGATTCAATTAGGCTGTTGGAGCCGGAAGATTTTTCGCTGGCACACGAGCGGAACAAGGAGGTGCGGCGGCTGTCTGCAAAATTCGCCGCAGAACAAAAAAGCCTCCGCATGTTCGAGCTAAACAAGCGGAGTCTGCTGTTTGATGCCCCGTATGATTTTGACTGTTTTCTTCGTTATATTGAGTGGAATAGGCCAAATGACAAGCGGTTTTATTTGCCACGCAGAAAGGTTCTTCTCTCCATCGTAAATGCGTTTCAGCAAGTAGCGGATGGAGCGTTAGACTTGCTGACAGTCAGCCAGCCTAAGAGAACTGGTAAGACCACGCTCGGATTGATGTTTGTTTTGTTCCGCGCAGGACAACATCCTGGAGGTTCTTCTATCTGTTCCGGTGCGGGCAATGATCTGGTAAAATCGTTTTACACTGGATGCCTGGATATTCTGCAAAAGCCGGAGGAGTATCTGTACTACGATGTGTTCCCGAAAGCGAGGCTTGCGGCTACCAACGCGGACGAAAAGACCATCCACCTCGAAAAGAAAAAGCGGTTTGCCACAATCACTTGCCGGAGTATCGACGGTGCTCTAACCGGTTCTACAGAGTCTACACCAGAAGGTGTAATGTACCTGGATGACCTTGTGTCTGACGAGCTGGAGGCGAACAACAGAAACCGCCTTGACACTTTGTGGGATAAAGTGCGCGGCGATTTGCTGGGCCGTCGTTTGGAAGGGTGCCCGATTGTAGCGCAGGGCACACGGTACAGTCTGTATGACCCCTTGGGCCGCTTACAGGAAATTGCACCTACAATGGGGTGGCGCACAAAGGTTGTTGAAATTCCGGCTCTTGACCCAGTTACCGATGAAAGCAATTTTGAGATTATCTTGAATGGGAAACCAGCGTTTACGACGGAATATTACCGGCATGAGCGTGAACTGGTGACACCTGTTCAGTGGGCCAGTCAGTTTCAACAGGAGCCGTTTGAGGCAAAAGGCCTGCTATTCCCGGAAAATGAACTGAACAGATATTTTGAGTTGCCGGTAGATCAAGAGCCGGATGCCATTATCTCTGTATGCGATACGGCTGAAGGAGGCGGAGATAGCGTTATGATGCCGATTGCGTACATCTACGGTGAAGATGTATTTATTGAAGATTGTGTGTTTGACAACAGCACCCCGGAAGTCACAAAGCCACAGTGTGCTAAGAAGCTGGTAGAGCACAAGGTTTCGGTTGCCACCTTTGAGAGCAACAACGCAGGAACTTACTTTGCCCGTGACGTTGAAGAACTGGTCAAAAAAGTGGGCGGTCGAGTGAGCATAAGAACACGGCGTACTATCAGCAACAAACAGACACGCATTGAAATGGCCTCTGACGGAATTTTGAAGCACTTCTACTTCAAGGATAAGTCTCTATATAAACCGTCCGATCAATACGGACAGATGATGCGTGAGCTGGTGACATATACGAGAACAGGCAAGGTAAAACACGACGACAGCCCTGACGGATTAAGCCTTCTTGAAAATGAAATTCGCAACTTAACTTGGGGGAAAGCAGAAGTGTTTAAGCGTCCGTTTTAACATCACATACAATCCATAATAAATATATAAATATTTGTAATACGAGAGGAATGTGGTACAATATATGTG